TATTGGTATAGCTGTGCTAATACTTATGAAAAAGGTAAAGCAGAAGCGGAATACTTATATAATAATTGTTTAAAAGGAAAACAATTTGAATATCCAATTTATATGGATGTTGAAGAAGATAGACACCAACAAGTAGGAAAATCAAGAATGGCAGATGCAATAAAAGGTTTCTGTGAATATTTAGAAAATAAAGGATACTATGTAGGTATTTATGCTAATAGTAATTACTTTAATAATTTCATAGATACTGCAAAATTATCTATGTATGATAAATGGCTTGCAGTATGGACTAGCAATAAGCCTTCATTTAAATATGGTGATTATGGTTTGTGGCAAAATTCATCAAGTGGTTATATTTCTGGAATGAGAGTTGATACAGATTATGCATATAAAGATTATCCAACTATAATTAAAAAAGCTGGATTAAATGGTTATTTAAAAGGAACACCAGAAACTCCAAAAATCGAGCCAACAAAAAAGAGCAATGATGAAATTGCCACAGAAGTCATTAATGGAAATTGGGGTAATGGTGCTGATCGAAAAAATGCACTTACTAATGCGGGTTATGATTATGCTGTAATTCAATCAATAGTAAATGCTAGATTAGGAGTTACACCAAAACCATCTGCAAAATATCACACAGTAGTAAAGGGTGATACTTTATGGGCTATTGCTAAAAAATATTATGGTGATGGAAACAAATACCCAGAGATAGCAAGAGCTAATAATATAGCAAATCCAAACATCATAAGCGTAGGTCAAAAATTATTAATACCATAACAAAAGGGCAGCTTATTCGCTGTCCTTATTTTTTTTGCTCATTTTTTCAATGAACTCTCCATACTCGGTATAGTCTTCAAATAATTTTTTGTCTAATTCTTCAATGTCTTTTTTTGTGTAGTGAACTTTGTTTTCCCAATCACGATGTAAAGATTTAAAAAGTTTAGGAGGTTCACTTTGTTCTAACTCTGCTAAAAAATTATGTCTTGATTTAATTTGTTCTTCTAATGCTTTGATGGAAATTTCGGTAAATTTATTATTGTGTAATTCCATTAGTTCTAAAAGTTTTTTGTTAATTTCTTGAGACTCTTTTAGTGCTTTAATTAAATCTTCTTTTGACATTTTTTCATATTCCATGTAATCACTCCTTTTTTAATATAAGTTTTAATACATTAGTAGTATATCATATAATCGGAAATTTGGCACGAAAGGTCGCTTATTTTTTGACAAAAAAATGGAATAATACATAGTAAGGTGATTGATATGAAAGATTATAATTTTAACAAAAACATCAAATCAGTCATATGTCAAAACATTAAGAAATATAGAAACGAGAAAAATGTAAGACTGATGGATTTAGCAGAAGCTGTGGATGTAACACCTGATCATTTAAAAAGAATTGAATCAGAAAATGATAGGAATAATATATCGTTAACAACTTTATATAAGATAGCCATAGTTTTAGATGTTAGTATTGAAAAATTTTTTGAAGAATAGAGGAGATATGAAAAAAGTCATATCTCTTTTATTTTTTTGTTTATAGGTTAAAAATCGCATACTAATTTTTGACTGTTATTTAGGAGGTAATAGTCAATGGATGAAATACAAAGACAAAAAATTAGAAAGCTAAGAAGTCAAGGTTATGGATATTTAAGAATATCATCCTTGTTAGAGATTTCTCCTAATACAATAAGATCCTTTTGCAAAAAAGAAAATATAGCAGGATACATTAAAACTGGAGAGCAATTAAGGGGAAAAGATAACCTTCAAGTGTGCAAACAATGTGGAAAGAAGTTCTATCAAATAGCAGGAAGAAAAAATAAAACTTTTTGTTCAGATAGTTGTTGTAAGGTTTATTGGACTCTTCATAAAGATAAGCAACGTAGGTTAGTTCCACAAAAGTATAACTGTAATATTTGTAATAAAGAATACTTTGAATATCCATCAAGAAATAGAAAGTATTGTTCCAGAGAATGCTACTACATTAGCAAACGTAAGGTGGTGGGCTCTGATGAATATTAAAAATGAAATAACATATCAAATTACAATGAATTATTTAAAAGATATGCTAGATAAAAAGATTATTTCAATCGAAGAATACAATCAAATGATGGCTGAATTTAAAGAGAAATATACACCAAAAATAAGCAGTTTATTCTTTGAAATAGCCCAATAAGACTTGATATATACATCATTTAGAGTGATATATAGTAATGATAAAAATGGAGGTGTAAGATGCGAAAAATAACAAAATTAGAAACAAAAAACATAGAGCTTCCTAAACTTAAAAGAGTGGCTGCTTATGCAAGAGTATCAGTTGAAAGAGGCAGAACACTACATTCTTATTCTGCTCAAGTTAGTTACTACAATGAATTAATACAAAAAAATCCAGAGTGGGAATTTGCAGGTGTTTATTCCGATTTAGGTATAAGTGGTACTGGAATTGAAAAACGTAATGATTTTAAAAGGTTATTACAAGATTGTGAGGAAGGTAAGATTGATATTATTCTTACAAAATCTATTTCAAGATTTGCTAGAAATACAGTTGACCTTTTAAATGTAGTAAGGCACTTAAAAGAATTAGGTATTGAAGTTAGATTTGAAAAAGAAGGCATCAGTTCCTTAACAGGGGATGGAGAACTTATGCTTTCAATACTAGCTTCATTTGCTCAAGAAGAGGTTATATCAACAAGTAACAATATTAAATGGGCTATAAAAAAGAAATTTGAAAGTGGGAAACCTCAATGCAGATATAAGATATATGGGTATCGTTGGGATGGGGATAATTTAGTAATAGAACCTGAAGAAGCAAAAATAGTAAAGCTCATATTTCAAATGTATTTAAATAAAGTATCGGCAGAACGAATGGAGATAGAACTTAAAAAGATGGGAGTGATTGCAACTAATGGTGGATATTTTAATATTGGAACTATTAGGGATATGCTTAAAAATATAACTTATACTGGAAATTTATTATTACAAAAATCTTATACACCAAATCCTTTGGTAAGAAGAAAAAAAGAAAATACTGGACAACTTCCAAAATACTATGTTGAAAATAACCACGAGCCAATAATACCTTTGGAAATGTTTATGCAAGTTCAAGAAGAAAGAGAAAGAAGAAAAGCAGAAGGTCAAAGAGCTAATTTTGGTAAAAATATAACTTGTTTTTCTTGCAGAGTTAAATGTCCAATATGTGGTAGGAATTATATGAGAAATTCAAGGTCTAAAAATTCTGATGGAATAAAAGCTCACATATGGACTTGTGGTACAAGATTAATAGGTGGATCAAAAGCCTGTCCTGGAAAAACTATAAATGAGATTGCATTAAAGAGAGTGTCAGCTAAAGTTCTTGGATTAGATGAATTTGACTCAAATGCATTTGATGAACAAATAGAAAAAGTAATTGTAGTTGGCGATGACCTGTTAGAATTTCATTTTAATGATGGAAAAATAGTAAGTGAAAAATGGGAATATAATGCCAGAAAAGAATATTGGACTGAAGAAAAGAAAAAAGAGAGAGCAGAAAAGCTTAGAAAGATGTGGAGGGAGAAAAATGACAAAAAAAGTAACAACAATACCAGCATTATTAAATAAACAATCTACGAATCAGGTTGGAACAATAAAAAAGAGAAGAGTTGCTGCATATGCCAGAGTTTCAACAGACCAAGAAGAACAATTAACAAGTTATGAGGCACAGGTTGATTATTATACCAATTATATAAAATCAAGAGAAGATTGGGAATTTGTAGATGTTTATACTGATGAGGGTATAAGTGGAACATCTACAAAACATCGTGAAGGATTTAATAGGATGGTTAAATCTGCATTAGATGGTAACATCGATTTAATCATTACAAAGTCTGTTTCAAGATTTGCTAGAAATACTGTAGATAGCTTAACAACCATAAGAAAACTAAAAGATATAGGGTGCGAATGTTATTTTGAAAAAGAAAACATCTGGACATTTGATGGTAAGGGAGAATTGTTGCTTACAATAATGAGTTCATTAGCTCAAGAAGAAAGTAGATCCATATCAGAGAATGTCAAATGGGGACACAGGAAAAGATTTGCCGATGGTAAAGTATCAGTGCCATTTAATAATTTCCTAGGCTATAAAAAAGGAGAAGATGGAAACCTTGTTATTGATGAAGAACAAGCAATGATTGTAAAAAGGATATATCGTGAATTTTTATCAGGGTCATCATCTGTTGCTATTGCAAAGGGACTAACAAATGATGGAATAGAGACTCCAGGACATAAACAAAAATGGTATGCTACAACTGTTAGGAGTATTCTTACCAACGAAAAATATAAAGGAGATGCGTTACTTCAAAAGCATTATACTGTTGATTTCTTAACTAAAAAGCAAAAAATAAATAATGGAGAGGTACAACAATACTATGTTGAAAATAACCATCCAGCGATTATAGAACCAGATGTATTTGAGATGGTAAGATTAGAAATTGATAGACGATTAATGCTTAAGGGTAAGTATAGTGGAACTGATATTTTGACAGCGAAGATTAGATGTGGAGAATGTGGTGGTAGCTATGGAGCTAAAGTATGGCATTCAAATGATAAGTATAGAAGGGTAATGTATCAATGCAATAGTAAATACTCTGGAAAAGAGAAATGTAAAACACCCGCAATAAGGTCTGAAGATATCGAAAGCAGATTTGTAAATGTAGTTAATATATTAATTGAAAGTAAAGATGAGATAATTTCAAATTTAGAAAAAGTACTTGATAAGATATGTAACAAAAAAGAATTGCTAGAAGAAAAAGAAAAATTGGAAAATAGCCTAACGGAACAAGTAGAAAAAATACAAGACCTAATCGATATAAATTCTAGAGTAGCACAAAATCAAGAAAAATATAAAAAAGAATATGATGCCTTAATAAAAAACTATGATGAAACTAAATGCAAGTTTGAACAACTAGAAATTAAATTATCTCAACAAGCAGCTAAGCATCAGATGATAAAAGATTACATTAATACTTTAAAGAAACAAGAAAAGCTTTTGACAAAATTTGATGGTTTGGTTTGGGGAAGTTTGCTAGAAAGTGCGACAATTAAAGATAAGGATGTCATAGTATTTAGATTTAAAGATGGAACAGAAATAAATGGATAAAATTATTTAATAAATTTTTAGGGCAAACGTGAAAATTTGCTCTTTTTGTGTTATAATATGCTTACAGATAAATAGTAATTTGTAAAGGAGGTATTTATGGGAATAGAACATTCGCAAAATTATTTACATAGTAAACAACTTGTAGCGACTTTGTTATCAAAGAGTAATATTTGTAACGACGATATTATAATTGAGATAGGTCCTGGAAAAGGAATTATTACCATTGAACTTGCAAAAAAAAGCAAGCAAGTTATAGCAATAGAGTTTGATGCGAAATTAGCGAAAACTTTATCTGAAAAGTATAAAGAATCTAAAAAAGTTCAAATAATAGAGATGGATTTTTTAAAATATAAAATATCAGTAAAAGAACCATATAAAGTATGTGCAAATATTCCATTTAACATAACTGCTGATATTGTGAAAAAGGTATTTGAAGCCGATAATCCTCCTGAAGATATATATTTCATAATGCAGTATGAGGCTTTTCTCAAGTATTCTGGACAGCCCTTTTATAACGAAAGTTTGAGGTCTCTTTTATACAAACCTTGGTTTTCCGCTGAATTGATTTATGAGTTTAAACCATCAGATTTTTATCCTGTGCCAAATGCACGAATATGTTTTGCTCACTTTCAAAGAAAAACATCTGCTGATGTTGAGGATGCGATAGACTATAGAAATTTTCTGTCATATATATTTTTAGCATCTGGAAATACTTTCAAAGATAAAACAAAAAAATTGTTTACTTATGAGCAACAAAAACGCATTTGCAAGTTTTTAAAAATTAAATTAGAGTCAACGCTTACTGAAATCTCATACGATGGATGGCTGTACCTATATGATGTTTTTCTTAAATTTGTTTCCAACGAAAAAAAAGCTATTATATTAAATGCTGAACAAGACATGAAAAACAATCAAAACAAGATTCAAAAAAAACATCGAAATCGTAATCATGGTTATTGGAAATTTGAAGCTAAGCGCCAAAAAAAATTAAAATTTGAAAATGGAAAATAAGAATTTTATCAGTAGCTATATTTCAAATTTCTATATTATTAGCAATAGTGTAAACAAAAAAGTTGACAGAAAAAAGTAATAAGTAAATCATAAATTACAAT